ACCGGTCACCCTAACTTCTCCAGTTGAATATCTTGGTCTTAAATACAAATGACTTACCGTGCCAAATGCCGTGTTTGCATTTACGTAGTTACCCACAAAACCTTCTGCCCGAATTGGTCGATAGGTATAGTCGGTAACCACACCAGTTCCTCCAACTGTGCTATCGTATCGGACTACTCGCACCTCGCCACCCTGCGCCTCTCCATACTCACCGCCAGACCCACCAGTACCGAGATAAACATTGTATGTATTAGTACCAACCAGACCAGTGTTGACAGCGCGTTGGTTAAATTCTGCACGTAACCTACCGTCTGCATTATATATATCCATACCAGTTTCGTTAATTTCAGCGCGTCTACCAGTTGCGGTATTTCTAAATACTGCATTTTGACCTTGTACACTAAATCGCCCAGTTTCTGACGTTGACGATATAATCAATCCATTTACTACTCCCGCAGTAATCTTGTTAGCGTCAACATCTATAATCTTCGCACTGCCTATTGTTGCATTGGCAATTTTCGTCCCTGTGATAGCGTTATCTGCAATGTTATCGCCACCTAAAAAAGGATTCGTCCATACAATGCCTGTCCAAATCAACATTTCCGTTTCGGTCCCGCTTGGTTTAAACCACGTATCACCTATTTTGGTGGCGGTAGGTTGTCCTAGTCCGTTTGCGCCGTACAAGCCGTAAAAAATCATGTTTTTACCATCTGCTGATACTTGCGCTTGATTCGTTTGCGTATTAATTTCTTGGATTACCTTATTTTGCTCTTGTATTTGACTTGCTAACGACATTCGTTTTTGTCCGATTTCAATCTCGTCATATGATTCGGTCAAACAATTCCAAACGACACGCACGACTTTCGCGATTGTGTTTACACCTAATTTTGGATAATGCACTCGGACATCATCACACAAGTTAACTTGCTCCAAAAAGGCGTAGTCGGCGTAGTCCGCTGTTTGAGATAAATCCAGAAACGAGATTTTGATGGAAGTAGTCGGCACGCCGATTTCGTTATCTGCAATGTATTGCTGCGCTAACGTTGTGAGTCGCGCTTTTGTCTGAATTTCGCCACTCCCAAATTCGCTACTGAAATCAATCGGCTTTGTTACGCGATTAGGGAACTTATTAACGTGTTCGCTGTCTACGACGTACCCATCAATCGTCACGATGATTTCTTTTTCGTTATCATTTGTGTAGATTGCATAAGGCGCGATAGACGTGTACGTACTCAAAATATTTCGTTCTTGTTCAAAATCCGTAATATTCCGCCCGTACGCTAAAATGTTTGTGGCGGTCTTTCCGCGTTTTTTAAGCAAGCTAATATGATAATTATCAAAGAGATATTCGCCACCCCAACGATCCAAAATTGACCCTTCAACGCCACCCAAAGCCATCATTGGATTGTTTACTTTATCAATACGCCACTTTGTGCTAGCGCTTGTTGTGATGTCACTTGATACGACAAATGGATTCGATTCAACGATTGACGCTTTCCACTGGTTTAAGGCAATTTGCGCGCTACCAGTGACATTTACTTCCGGTTTGATTGTCAACTCTCGCGATAAGTAACTCACGTGTTCCGCGTAAATTTGCGCTTTACCATCGTGATTCGGCACAATACGTTTAATTCTAAAACGCTGGTCTTTTAGTAAGTGATCCGCATCAGCTTTAATGATGTAGTTTTCTAAAATCAACGGAAAAAGAGGGTTATCAGTTAAGATTTCCCCCTCGAAAATAAAGATGCCGTTCCGCTCTTGAGTGACTGTCGCTTTAAGCATTTCAACAGGACCTAATCCCATTGCAAAAAAATCAGTCTCGTTACTCTTGTATAAAATTGGATATTTCATCCGACAACCACCTCCCAATTCGGGATAATTTTAATATCGGTAATCGTGCCTGTTTTTGTCACTAGTTGCTTGCCTGATGCGATTCTTGGCAACGGATATGTAATTGTCTTGTCCCAAGCTAAACTCTTGCCATCGAGCGTTGTGACGACATCAAGCAACGTATCTACGATGATTCCGCCACTCACGTTTTTAAATTCCCACAAAGCATCGCCAATTTTCAAGGTAATGTTTCCAGTCCCTTTAATCGTGATTTTAGGGCGTGATGGGCGATTAGTTGGATTAATGATGTCTGTACCTAGCGTGATTTCGTTTAGGCCTGTTTTCAGGAACTTGTAGGGCATTACTCTAAAATTTAGTACAGCTTTCCCGTACCTCACCATAAATTGATCTATGCTATATTTTTCGTAATACATCCCCATGTAGACATAATCATTTTCGCTGGATACTTCTATAGGTGTATTTTTTACAGATTGTTTTAGCCAATTGCTGATGTCACTTGTTTGTTGAGATAATGTTTTTCCAGGCAAAGGAAAGAGCGTGACAGGAAATGATTTCTCGATGCTTTTTAGACGTTGATTATCAATTATCACATCTCCGTCGCGCCCTTTTATTTCTTCGAATTGAATGTCTCTTTCTGGCGAGGAAAAGGCTAACCCATCTTCTATCCTCAATCCAAAATCACTGGACTCACGCCCTAAGTATGAAAATGCATTTATGCTAACCCTCTCCCTTCCATCGATGTCATCCACCCTATTTCTTCTACCGTCTTGCGAATATCTTCTTTTCCTTGCCAAATTAATTTGTCGAATTGGAAGAAGTTTTGAACCGTTTTAACTGTTTGTTGTTGCGTGTTTTGCGGTTGATTAAAGGTAAATCTACTTAGATTGGTGTCATCAAATTGTGTTCCGTTCTTATAATGTGGTAATGTTTCCATCATTTTTGCAATTGATGGCCAAATTTTTGTACCACGTTCTAAAAAGTACGGTGTGTCTATCGCTGGAGAAATTCCAAATCTACCACTTGGAGTTAGGAAAGGTTCTGCTTTTCCACCATCACCCAAAATAACTGGGCCACCTTGGAAATAGGGATCTCCGGTTGCTCGGTAAGGAGAGCCTTCTCCATACATAATCTGTTCAATTTTAATCTGACGATACACGTTTCTAACGCTATCCATCGCTGTTTGAGCGTTACTAGCTACGCTCCAAGCGTTTGTCGATGCTTTGATTACTTTCTCGTCTGGTTGGACGTTTCGGTTGTAAGAGTTAATAATTTCTTTTGCTGCGTTAATTTGAGATTTAACATTGGTATTATTACCTAGCATTTTTTGAAGCTTAGGATCTAATCTGTTGAAATCTTCTAAAGCTTTTGACGCTTCATCTATTTTCATTTTCGCTGGTCCTTCAGCGATCAGCATTTGTAACTCTGGTGACATTCCATTATAAGCATCTAATGCTCCCATGGACTCTAACGTCTTATACATAAAATCAGCATTATCCGCTCCAAGTAATTTTCGGTCAGAATTATATTGATTCCACATGCCTAACTCGTTAATCGAATCATACAATTGAAGCATCGCGTCATCATTGTCCACTAATACTTGTTTCTCCGCGAAAGTAAGATTAGACCATTTGTTTTGTTCGCCAAGCGCGATTGCAATTTCTTCAACTGCATTCGTGGTTAGATCGGCTGTTTTCGCAATGAAAATCAATTCGCGCCATCCATCATCGGACTTGGCCATGTCCGCAAGTACATCAGCCATGTTCGTTCTAACTTCTCCTGTTTTAGGATCAAACGCTAGCGAATTCCATTTCATATCAGCATCGGTTATGCCGGATGCGAACATCGTTAGATCTTTCGTCGTTTCAGAAGTAGAGGAAGCAATTAATTTATTTACTTCGTCAACAGACCAGCCATACAGCTCCCACATGTCAATCGCACTTTCGATAGACACTCCCTGTGATTCTAGTAATTTTGCATAACCTAAAATCATCGATTCATTACTCTTCTTATGATCTTCATCTAATTCAGCGAGTAACTCTTTTTGCTTGGATACATTATTCTTTGTTCCCTCGATAATGATTTCTCTTTGCTTCTCGTAACTTTCTTGCTCTTTATCCAACCCTCCGCGCACCGTAATAAAACGCTCTTGTATTTGTTGTTGGGTCAATTTAGATAAATCTGTTTGATATGCTGTTTCGATTCCTAGTATCTGCTCCGCTGTAAATCCTGCAACTTCTAATTGCTCTGCGGATAGCTGTCTGTAATTCTCTGCAATGTATGCTCGCTCTTCAGTGGATAAATTGCGATTATTCTCGCTAGCATTTTTCATAATGCCATTGATTCGATTAACACGTTCTTGTGCATCTTTAACCGTTTGTTCACCGATACGTTTCTCAAGTTCTGCTTGTGTCTTCAAAGCTGCAGCGATTTCTTCGTTTTTAATATTTTCGGCTTGTTTTGTTGCTCGCTCATATTCTTTGTCAATGGTGCTTTGAATTGAATCGACAATCGATTGATTCGCTTCGACAACCTTGTCCGCCGAACCTGTCACACCATCGGTAAATGCGGTGACGTGCGCAGTGGCATCATCGCGTAATTCAAGTGATTTCTTAATTACTTTATCTTGTTCTTTTGTGACGGATGAACCCCATCTTTCTCCGGCAAGCTGATTATCTTCATAAACTTTCTTACCAACAATGACTGCCCCTGTAACTAGTCCGATAGCACCTAAGGCAATCCCAGCTGGAACGGCAATCGCACCTAGACCAGCCACTAAACCAGCTAAACCAGTTGCGCCCGTTCCGGCAGCTGCTGTTGCACCAGTACCTAGACTAGTCATACCTAAAGCGGCTATGTCAAATCCAACTTTACTAGCTTTTGCAGTTCCGGTGAGAGTTCCGATTACTTTCCCCATTTTTCCAACAGTCGTAATACCACCGCCTGTAACTTTTAAAAATACTCCTAAGATTTTAGCTGCAGGTCCAATAGCAGCTATTAATCCAGTAAATTTAACAATCGCTTGTTGCGTTTCTGGATTCGCATTACTAAATGCCTTGGCTAGGTCTGACATACGAGAGATAAACGGCTTGATTGTTTCTAAGCTATCACGTAACGCTTGTAAAAACGGCCCACCAAACTCAATTGCTACATCTACCACTTCGTTTTTCAACATTTTTAATTGTGATTCTGTTGTAGCATAACGCTTTTCTGCTTCGTCTGTTAACGCGGTATTTTCTTGCCAAGCAACGTTTGAACGATCCACAGCTTCTGCAAATAAATCACTGGCGTTACCAGCACGAAGCAAACTATCTCTTAGACGTACTTCACTAATGCCCATTTCATCGAGTAATTCAATGGCAGATTGTCCTTTGGTTTCGGCATTGCCTAATCCTTCAATAAATTTACCTAATGCACCAACGGCATCTTGTTCGAACGCTTGTTTAAATTGTTCGCCAGTCATTCCAGCAATGGCTGAAAATCCTTCGAGGTTTTTACCTGCTTTGATAATCTTGTTTAATTCAGTTGTAGTCATGCCCATTGAAGCAGCAATTTCCTTGAAACCTGAACCGTCAAGATTGGCCATCAACTCTAATTCACGTCTCGTCATACCTGTTGCTTCTTCTAATTTTTTCACTTGGTCAAAACCAGTTTTAGAAGCGACTTGCATATTGACGAGTGTTTTAGAAATAGCTGAACCACCCATTTCAGCTTCAATTCCCACAGACGAGAGAGCAGCGGAAAGTCCTAGAATATCTGCTTCGCTCATGCCTACTTGCGAACCTGCACCAGCTAGTCTTAATGCCATCGCTGAAATATCTGCTTCAGTTGTTGCGAAGTTGTTCAATTTTGTTATCGTGTGGGCTTTTTATCCCTCACTTCTTATAGTTTCCTATAAGTTCGGCGTACATTTTCACCTTTCTTTTATAAGTTAAGGTGCTAACCACTCGTGGAAGTATTATTGCTCTCTTAACGCTCAACTTCTACGCTCTACGGTGGCGAGTGATGTTCTCGCTTACCTCGGTATTAACATAGTTTTCGGTATAATAAAAACCCCTATTAAAAAATAGAGGTTGTCGGGTTGTTTTCTTGTAAATATAGGGCAAATTGTTTTTTTGTATTGTGACCATATCCGTATTTTTTGTGAAATTTACGATGACAATCTTCGCATAATGTTATTCCGTTATCTGCGTTAAACCTTTCGTCTTCATAATAATCCCAAGAATTCAAATGATGCGCATTTAATTTGTCTCCTTTTTTTCTGCACACTTGGCAAATATAATCATCTCGCAAGTAAATTTTATTTCTCCATTTTCTGATTTCTCCATTTTGCATATCTCTTGCCATTCGGTCTTCTTCAGTCAAAGAAAAATTATACCTATAATGATTTTCTCCGGAACGTTTATCAGTTCCGCATTTATTACAATGCGAGTCTCTTAAGAAAGCGTCTGGAGATACCATAAACTCATGATTACATTTTTCAGTGTTGTGCTTCATTAAAAGTGGAGTTTTATTGTTTTTGTATTTTCCTAAAACGATATATTCGTTCTTGAAAAGTTTAAACACTTCATTTTTAAATTGCTTAGTAGTTTTTCGATTATTACCAAAGCATTTAGGACATCTTGTTCCACCATTTATAAAATCGTCTGGTGTCGCAAAATAAATCGTTCCACATTTTTTATGCGATAACTCAATTTTATCCTTGCAAGTAATATATTCTCCAAGAACTTCATATTCATCATTAGCAAGAATATTGACTTTCTTTTTAAATTCATTCGTGTTGCTTTTAAATCTTCCGTTACACAAAGAACACGTTCCTCTTACTTTAAAATTTCTTGCGATTACACTAAACTCTCTATCACACTTTTTGTGATATATAAGTATATTGTCTTTACTAGATACATATTCGCCTCTTACTTCGAAATCTGGATAATTCACATTTACAAATTTAGAAAACATCTCTGTATTCCATTTTTTGCCCATAATAAATACACCCTCCACAGTGTTTTTCTCCAATTATTGTTAAACATGGGAAACGAAGTTGGAGTACTTCGCGTTCGCCCCGTCGAGCTATCCCACCCCTTTATTATACCATAAAACCTTAGCCTTCACCGATTTTGGTCAGTATTTTATGCTGCCAATTTCTTGGCAACCGGGCAACAATTTTTACCCAAATCAACAATTGACGAACCTAATTTATCAAAATCAGTTTGCGACATCCCTGTAATATTGGCTAATTTCGCTAAAGAGGTTGCAGCAACTTCTGCACTTAAATTCGTTGATTCTCCTAAGTCAATCATCGTCTTAGTAAATCCAACTACATTTTCAGTTTGGATACCTAGTTGACCGGCAGCTTCAGCCGTTGCTGCGATTTCTCCATGAGTTGAAGGTAACGTCTTCGCTAAACTTCTCAATCCATCTTCTAAATCTTTGTAGCTATAAATGACTTTGCCGTTTTTATCAACTACTTCGTCATTCGTTTTTAAAACACCTGCGAATGAACTTTCCCAGCTAATAGCGGCAGCCGCAACTGCAGTTACTCCAGCTACGATTGGAACCGTTATATCTTTAGTCCATTTACTGCCAAAATTACTTAACCCGTCACCGATTTTGCTAGTTTTAGTCCCGAAATCTTCTAACGCTTTGCCACTTTTCGTCCAATTAGATTCGCTTATGGCGATTTCTTTTGCTAGATTTTTATGATTATTCGTTAATTTCTCGATCTCGATTGATGTTTTATTCATCGCTGCTTCGCTAGCTAATAAATCGGTTTTTTGTTGAGCAGTCGCAGTATTAACATCGCCTATTTCTTTTTTTAACGCTTCATGTTTTTGTTTTTGCTTGTCGAGTTGTGCTGCATGCACTTGAATCGCTTTTCCAGTTAATTCATATTGAGATTTTTGAGCATTAATATTTTTCGAATTATTTTTCCAAGCAAGCTCGCTCGCTTCAAGCGCACGATTAATCGCTCTTGTTTGTGTTTCTAAAACTCTTGCTGATTGTTGAAACGGATCAATATTTAAACTTGCAGTTGCCGCTATATTCCCTAAGTTAGATATCACGCATTCTTCCTCCTTTCTACATTAATAGACTCAGGAAGTCTTCTGTTAATTCGCTATCAGATACACTGGCGTCGAGCATTTCATTTAACAAGACGATATCCCGCAGTTCCATCCCAAACACTTCATGCACTTTATATCCATTTTCCATAAATGTTTTTATGGTGTTTTTCAACGATTGCATCACTTGTTCAGGTGTCTGCGGTTCTATTTTTTTTCTTCGTCAGTTTCCTTCTTGATCGTTCCGCCTAAAGCCAATATATAGATTTCTTCTAATCTTTCGCGGTCTTCCAATAAAAAGTTGTCTCGCAATTGCTCTGCTGAAAATTCATTGTTAAAAATATCAGCGATCATTCTACAAAAATCAATTTGCATTTCTTCGTATTTTTCAGGATCATTTATTTCTTCTTCAAAATATTTCCCTTGGATAATCTGGTGCTTTACAGCTCGGATATTATCGCGAAAATATATTTTATCTTTCGAAAAAGTCATCATTTTGCCATCGATTTTAAAACTAATCTCCATCGTTCATCCTCCTAAATAAAATAAAAAAGGGCGAATAACGCCCTTTTGATTACGGTGACGGTACTAGACCTTGAAAAATTTTCGCACGGAATTTCGCAATGTCGAATCCAGCGTTATCTTCGCGTGTGATGATATGAGTAATACCGTCTGCGCGCGGCTCGAAATTTCCGACAACAGAGTCCGGCTGTCCTGTTGGGGTTTCTGCACGAGTGTTTAAATCAACGCCACCAGGAACGAACTTACCTTTCGCTAATCCGAACCAAACATATTTCCCAGTGTTCAAGCGAGAACGGAAGATGGTCGCCACATAAGGGAATTCCATATTAGATTTATAAATCTCCATCCCATCTTCTAAAGTCAAACCGTGCAACACTTCTTTGATTTCAGATTTGATATCCGCGTTTCCGATTGTTAGTGATAGCGCTGAAATTCCTCCGTCTAACACCGCCCACAATCCATCGTCCGCTTGAAAATTCCCTGTATTTACTGTTATAGCCATATTAGCCGAAACCAACCCCGGAGCTAACACCGGAGTTCCTACAACTTGATCCTCATCATTTAAAGTTGCTACTTCCCAATTATCAAGCCCGATTTTTACTGTTTTTGTTTGTCCACTCATTTAAATTCCTCCTTAATTTTTCCAATCAAAGAAGCGATATTTTCTGTTGTTGACTATTAATTTAATATCGCTGTCTTGATATCTTGGATTTTCGTTTGCTGTGTATCTTGCGAATTGATTTTTTCTTAATATTTCATCGATTTTTTCTTTAATTTGATATGCTTGGCTATCGTTTTTACACCAAAAACTTATCTGGACGCGCTGTTCTTCAGCCATTTCCTCATCATCTGAAAAACCGAAGTCAGACTCGTATATCGCGTTTATTCTAACGAAAGGTGCGCATTCGATTTTTCGGTAGTTTTCGGGTATCGCGTGCTTGAAAATACCATTTTCACCTTCTGCTAAGTACCCTCCTCGGATATTATTCATCAAAAAAATCAAGTCTGAATTACTTAACAAGCTATAAACCTTTGTTTCGATATTCATAACTTCAACCCTTCCTTGATTCTCTCGGCATATAATTTTTGTATTTTGGGCGTCATTTCATTAATGGTCTTTTCTTTAAAGTTTTGCGGACTTTGATTGATCGTGCCGTCATCTGGATATTTAACGCGGTAACCCGTCGTTTTTCCATACCCAATGTCCTTTTCGATTTCAGCTTGACTCCCGCCTTTAAACCCACTGATTACGACATCTTCTGCCATATCGCCTTCGTCTTTTGGCGTGTTTTTCTTAAGCGCTTCAGCGAATAAGTCAGCTGCGTCGCTTACTGCTTTTCTCGCTTGTCGCCGATTGTTTACTTGCAACTTCGTGATATTCGCCAGCATTTCATCAAATCCACTAGTCATTTGATCACCTCGCAAGTAATCATCAACATATCTTTTGATTGCCAATCCTCTTCAACATCTACCACTTCGTACTTTTCGCCGCGCCATTCAACGTGCAGCCCAGTATCTACATCCTTCCTAAAACGAATATAAAAAACTTTTCGAGTTTTTCTTTTTTTCATCTCTTTAATTCCTTCTGATGATCTATCCCGAAATTCTTTCGTTGTCGATTTAGGTACCTCTGCCCAACAAGAAAAAAGCATCTTGTCGTCATCGACAAGATCCCCATTTTCATCTTTCATATATTTCCGTTCTAAAAAAGTGATACGCTCACTCATTTTGCGAGTAATCATAAACTCACCTTAACTCTCAGTTGATGTATAATGTTTTGCACGCCATTTGCCAAACCGTGACGCATCGTATCTGCAGACAAACCTCTATGCTCATACTCCTCTTTCGTTTGCTTTTTAACCGCCAAATGAAAGCGTGGTTCATCGATAAAATCTTCTGGTTTCAATTTGATATCTATCGCATCGACTAGTTGCAAAGCGCATGAATCGAGAAACTCCTTGATTAATTCATCTTCGTAATCCATATCGACTTTGAGGTACTTTTTTATTTCGCCAAACTGTTCCTCATCGATTAATTCAGAGTAATTCAATTAGATCACTCCTTCGTTTTTTTCGCCTTCTTGGCTTTCGGTTTTTCTTTAACTTCCGGAACTTCTTCACGCGTCGATTCTTCTTTGATTTCTTCTTTTACTTCTTCTTCATCGGCGCTTGGTAAACTAATGATTTCGATGTGTTGTGGATATTTCTGATATCTTTCAACGTAATTCTTCACTTTCGCCAAGCTATCTGAAATTGAAATTGTCTTTTCTGAAGTAGAGTAAACTTTTTGTTTACCCTCAATATCTAAAATGACTGGCCTTAAAATTTTAATTTCCAATTTAACCCCTCCTAATCTTTACGGTGTAACCGGCGGTGTGTAAGTCAAGAAGTAGCCGGCGCTTGTATCTGCTACCTTAACACCGAAACGTGTCGCTACTTGTAAGTATTGTCCGTAGACATTGTGGTCAACCCAACGAATCGTAGCATCCACTCGATTCGCAAAGATGATTGCGCGGCCTAAATCCCCGACGAATGCTTTCGCTTCACCAGCCAAACCTAACAAGCTATCTTCTACAACAAAAACAGTCATGCCTAACAACACTTTACCTGTTGGAGAAATGATTGAATCCTGTAGTAAGTATCGACCATTTCCGTCTTTTAATTGATCTAAAAAGTTGTAGAAGGATTGACTAGCAACTAATGCACGATTGTAAGCTGGATCTAAATCTACATTCAAGATTGTTTTAATGTCATCCACGCCATCAACTGTTTTGGCGGTGAATGTTTTTAATGAAGCAGCAATTTCGTAATTTGTGGTATTCAGTTTTTGTTCGTTCGCATGGCGCGCAATGATGCCAACTAAATCAACTGCAGAATCTTGGATTGATTCATTCGAAATCGGAATAGCACCACGATATGTTTTAACTGCCCAGTCAACTTCTGTAAAGTCGGGTTTAGCTAACGCAGGATTGGCTTCTAATTCAGCCACAGTGTTTAAACGAGACGTTGCTTTTTTAAGAATTGGATACTTACCACTTGCAGTTGTCGCTTGGAAAATATTTGTAAATGCTTTTAAATCAGTAACTGTTTTTAATTCTAGTTGTGGGTTGTATTCAATTGATGTCGGAATCGTTACAGCTACATCCGTTTTGACGATTCCATCGTCTTTCGCCGCGCGTCTGTTTAAAAATCCTGCAGGGATAACAGCTTCCCCGTCTTTCAGGTCAACTCCATCACGTTGCTCACCTTTTGAGCGAATAAAAGCATTTAAAGCATCGCGTTGTTCGTTCGATTTAGGTTTAGCAGCACTACGATCCGTTGGTTTCGATTCGCCTTCTAATTGTTCCTCGTATAGAGCTAGCGTTTCCCGTAACTCTACTAACTCCGCATTGATTGCCGCTCTCTCAGCGCTTTTTGTTTTTGCTTCGTCCAACTTTTCTGCTTCTAATAGGCTGCGTAATTCAGACCCCATTGATGCTGTCAGCGCTTCTTTATCTGCAATTAATTTCCGTAATTCTTTCATTTTTTCTTTAAACATTTGTTTTCCTCCTATTTTTTATAACGTTTTTAAAATTTCCTCTTTGTCCAATTCATTCAACATTCTTTGGATTTCTTTTTTTTGCGGGTGACTTCGTAGTTCTTCTACCATTTTGTAACCTCTTGCTCCTACAACGGCTTCGGTGTCAGGATAAGCTGGTGTAGTAACAACCGAAACATCATATAGGCGATCGATTTTATGAATAGTCCGCTCGTATGTCCCTTCTTCGGTTTCTTCCCATTCTTCAGCACCTTCTTCATTTGGTACGGTAAACGCAAAAGAACATTGATTGATGACGCCCGCTCGTATATTTTCCATTAAGTCGCGGGAGAGCGTGGTGTTTGTTGGTTTTATACGAAACTTCAGTCCGATATTATCTACTTCTAATTCTACATTTGCCCCTGTTCTTCCCAAAACTTGCGAAGAGTCATGATTGAATAACGCCACCACATTGCTTGTGTCTGTATCGTCTAAGCATCCTTGTGCTAACTTTTCGCGGAATGGGTAGAACCATCCCAATGTGTCGGACCATCTATCGAATTTTAAGGCGTATCCTTCAATTACTTCTTGCTCACCCTCCGATTGACGTAACTGAATCGTCGTCGTCCTTTGCCTTTGTTCCATCTTCATTTTCATCATCACCTCCTTTACGTTTTCCTTTGTTTTCTAATTGGTATTTTTCAGCAATGTCTGCCCAAATGTAATTAAGACTAGATTTCCTCCGCTGCATGTCTTCATCGCCTGTCGGAGATTTCCCCATATACATCAAAGCTTGGTCCCCAGTAATTACGCCTCCGTTATACAGCTTCAAAGCTTCTTCTGGATTCATACCTGTTACCGACCTCGTATCAAACTCTAAAGCGAACTCACGCCTTTCCTTATCATCAAACATCTTTAATTGATGCTCGGATGTTATCGCATTAAAGTAGTAAGGCAAATCATTTAAAATATAATCTTCGTTTAATTGCTTAATGGATTGATTTGGATTTGTTACCGCTAATTTATGAGCGGGAACACGTAAGCATTTTGCAATTTGAGCCGTTGAATAATTATTTGAGTTAATTAACCCCAAAACATTCGTATCAACCTCGAGCGGAGTATATTCCATCGTCGAGTCTAAAACTATCGGACTTCCGCCTGTCGATCCCTCTCTTGATTTTTCGAATTCCGTTCGCGTTTTCTTTCTTGCTTCAGGAGAGAGTTGCGCCCCTTGCATCTTTAAAATTCCACTTGAAAAGCCATCTCGGAAAAACTTAAGCAAAGTAGCTATGCCCGAATCTTGTAGGTTAATCTCATCCGTTAACGACAAGAGAGGTGATCTCCCGTAAATTGTATCTGTGGTGAAAAATTTCCAATGAATTACATCTTCCGCTTCGCACTTTATTTGTCTGTTTCCGTTAGGAGGATAAAACATATAATGATAAGACTCGAAATTGTCGTCTGATTCGATACTTACTGCAGACGGTGGATAAAACTCATATTCCAGAGGTTCTTTTGATACTGGATCGCGCAAAATTCTTGAGTAGCCATTCCCACATAGAATCGCATTTACAGCCATTGCGAACTTCCACATGTGAGCGGTCGTTCTTTCAGTTGATTTCACGTTCATTAGATAATTTAATTTTTCATCTTGTACGATGTTTCCGTCTGAGTCCTTTTTGATAATTGGAAAGCGAGCGATATCTCCCGCAATGATAGATACCGCTGTTAAAACATCCGAGTTTTTCAGCGCTTTGATACCGACGTATGAATTTTGACTAGGTATATCGTATAAGAGTTCTTGTATGCTTTCTTTCGTTGCTCCTAGTTGTTGAAAAAACGCCATTTAGTCACCCCCTTTCCATCTTTATTTGCCTAACAGATAATTGGATCACCTGTACTTTCTGGCACTATCTGCCCTTCGTCATCGTTTATTAATTGATCAGGTGGCTTTTTAGCGTCTCTTTTCATCTTTTCGATTATTTCAATTTGCATTTCTTGCGGCATATCTCTAAAAAAATCAATGGCATCATTGCGGTTTGTAGTGTTTTCCATGATGGTTCACTCCTTTTTCTTTAATAAATCAATGAATCTTCACCCCATCTCTTGATTGATCAACAGACTGGCGACAATGCATCCGATACCTAAGATTAAATATCCAACAATTAAATTAAATAAAAATGCCGATACCACGATAAACGCGATACCGACAAACAGCAAAATTGTATGTATATTTAGTAAAAAAAACTTCAATATTTTATTCATCTTAAAAACCAAACCCTTCACTTAAGATTTTTTCGTCCGTCCAGTATCCGCCCGATTGAAATTCTGTGTAGCACATCGCGTATGCATTTAGCAACGCGTCGATTGGGTCAATTTTATTACTATTTTTATTCTTGTTGATTCGCATGCCGTTGTTGTCAGTCATAATGATTGCATTATTAATAGCAGCTGTTAGCAAAGTATTTTCCGCATGCCGCACTTTCTTATCGATTACATCGTCTCGAAATTGTTTAGTAGGCATGTTCAAACTTAATGTACCTTGCCTAATTTCTACTTGTGGCCATTCTGGATGATTTTTTTCGATTAACGTTAAAATGTGGCCATACTGATGCGGGTCAAAAGCGATACACTGCACTTCTAATTCATTTTCGTAAATAAACTCTTCAAGCCATTGATAAGTCTCGTCGTAATCAATCACACCGCTTTCCAAATCAGTAATTTTACACTCTCCTGTTTGCTGGAGGTGAGTATAGTTAATGCCATCGCGTTTTTCTTTTGTAATCAATCCATATTTAGTCGCTACAAAACTAAAGCTATCGACAAAAAAATAATCAGCCATCTGCACAGCCCACGAAATACTAAATAAGTCGCTCGTTCGCCCAACATCCACGCCAATCCACGCTTTTCGACCTTTAATATCTGGCTTATCAACTTTCGCTCTTCCCCAATGTTCTGATGATAAATAGGAATCTTCGCTCCCTTGCGTCCACATATTAAAGTTTTTAACCATCACTTTAATAGTGTTGCCTGTTTCTTTCGCCTTTTTCCAACGGTCTTTTAAATAATCAAACATGACATCTTTGACAGCAGCAACTTCTAAAATTGGATTGCTTTTAATATACAATTCAGGATTTTCAAGTTCTTCCAATGATTCTTGTTCTGCAATGTAAGCGAATTGTTCTTCATCCTCGATTTCTCCTTCAAGGATCTGTTTCATTCGTGGATACTCGACCTGGTACATCGGGACGTTTAAATCAAAGTTAGCGGTAGAAATGATTAGAGTTAATGGATTATCCAACTGACCTTGACCAGATTCAATCAATTCCATCATTTCATTTGTTTTACTAGCTCCATATTCATCAAATACTCCCACGTACGGCTCAAATCCATCAATCGCACCTGTTTCTTTAGATAGATACGTGACATAAGACTCATCATCTAAATTCTTCAATTCATCACGAACACGTTTCGTCATTTCGCGAATCTCTTTATATTTAGCCCTTAATGCATCCAATTGCTTGCGAGCCATCTCAAACGCAATCTTCGCTTGGTCCTTTGCGTTAGCGGTACAAAATATTTGCCGGCTCATCGCAGGGTTCTTCCCAAATAAAAATTCGTAAAGAACAATCCCGGCGATTAAAATAGTCTTTCCGTTTTTTCGAGCAACAGAAATAAACGCCCGTTTGAACCGGCGCAAGTTTTTATTCTTTTTTAATCTCCATCCGTAAATACTGCCGATGATGAACCTTTGAAACGAAGCTAGTGGATAAGTTTTCCCAGTCTTTACGTCAGGAAGGATTTCAAGGAAATTAATTACCTTGCTTGCTTCTTCTGCGTGATACTCGTATTTCCAGCTTTTTTTCTTGATTCTAAGAAGGTCTTTTAAGTGGCGCATACAAGCATCATAGACTTTTTTACAAGATTCTATTTTTCTGTCGACGATAAAGACTGCATAGGCGTATGTGTCGTCTTTGAACTCGTCAGCTATCGCGTTGTAATTAACCAGCCGAAAAACCTCCTTTCGAGTTATTTAACCAAACACATCTTTCAATGTTTTTTTCTTTTCGTTCTCTTTCGGTATGTAAATCCGAAGGCGGCTATCAACAGTCAACCCCAACTCACTTGCCGTAGAACGAATATTTTTAGTCGCCTTTTCTAACGTCCGAACCATCGGATGCTCAATGTAATTTCCATCTTCATCCGTTATCGTGATCCCTTGTTCGCTTAGTTTTCTGCTTGCTTCTTTGAAAACCGAATACCACAAACAATAACTTTCTAACATCGCTCGATCGAGGTTTCTTAGTGGTAGCTTTTGGACATCCTTTATGATTCTTTTGTATTCGTATTTAGCTACGGGATTTAGATGTTTCGGAGGTGTGACTTGCATCGGTTCAAGTCCGTCTCCAGCAAGGTTTTCTGCCTCTTTTCGTTCAGCGATTTCATTCTTCGTAAAGTTCTTTTTATTGCTATCTAAAACCTTGAATTTCTTACTCAAATCCACACCTCCAAAATTTTCACAAAGGGAGAATCGGTCACAGATTACTCCGCGTTCTTAGTAAACCCCACTTACCTACCCCGTTTGTAACTTTAGGGGGTATCATTCCCCATTTTCATGACGTATACGACAATTTCACCCACCAAAAAATGATGAATTATTTGTATTTTATTTTATCTTCTCCAGTTTTGATTGCATGACAAG